ACACCAGTCTGGGAGCGACATCGAATGAGCGATCGGGCAAGGCAATTATGGCGCGTGAGCGTCAGTCTGATACTGGCACTTATCATTACGTGGACAATCTGGCGCGGGCTATTCGGCACGTTACCCGCCAAATTGTTGACATAATCCCAAAGATTTACGACACCCAGCGGGTTGCTCGCATCATTGGTGTGGACGGCGACACCGACATGGTCAAGCTCGATCCTACCCAACAAGAGCCGGTCAAGAAGATCGTCAACCAGCAGGGCATTGAGATCGACAAGATTTACAACCCGAGCGTCGGTAAGTACGACGTCGTGGTGACCACTGGCCCGTCCTACATGACCAAGCGTCAGGAGGCACTGGACGCGATGGGCATGATTCTGCAAAGCAACCCGCAGCTCTGGCAAGTCGCAGGCGACCTGTTCATCAAGAACATGGACTGGCCAGGCGCGCAGGAGATGGCCGAGCGATTTGCTCGCGTTATCGATCCAAAAGTGCTGGGCGACGGTTCGGACGACTCGCCCGAGATGCAGATGGCCAAGCAACAGATGCAAGCGATGGGGCAGGAGTTGGATCAGCTCCAGCAGATGCTGCAGAACGTCGGCAAGTCGATCGAGGTGCAGGACTTGGAGCGCAAGAACTTCGAAGCCGAGATCAAGGCGTACCAAGCCGAGACGCAGCGTCTATCCGCCGTGTCTGGCGCTATGACGCCGGATCAGGTGCAAGACGTCGTCATGCAGACGCTACGCGACGTAATGACTACTGGCGACTTGGCGATGAGCGAAGGTGGCCTAGAGCTGCTAGGCGAGATGCCGATGCAGGAAATGCCACCAGAAATGCAACAAATGCCGCCGGAAATGGGTATGATGCCGCCTGAAATGGCAGAAATGCCGCCCGAGGAGCCAAGAGTATGAGCTGCGCAAACTTTGTAGGCATTCTATTTTTAGGCCGGGATGTCGCCCATTCGGTGCATTTGAACACCCGCAGCTACGCCAAACACAAGGCGTTACGCCGTTTTTACAACGACATTGTCGACCTAGCGGACAAGTTTGCCGAAGCCTATCAAGGCCGTCATGGTCTGATTGGTGCTATCTCGCTGCAGTCAACCAAGAAGCCCGGCAACATCGTTGAGTTCTTGCAGGATCAACTTGAAGAAATTGAAGAGATGCGCTACAAGGTGGTCGACAAGTCGGACACCCCGCTGCAGAACATCATCGATGAAATCGTTGGGCTGTACCTGTCAACGCTGTACAAACTCCGCTTTTTAGCGTAAGGAATCATCATGGAACTTTTGAATCCACTGTCCAAAGCCGACTACCCTGGCCGCACCGCATCCTACACTGGCACGGCTGGCAACACTGCTGACTGGAACCCCGGCCCTGAAGGCGTGGTGATTTGGTCCACGACTGCTTGCTACGTGGAAGTCGGCCCTGGCGCTGTGGCAACTACCGCCAGCACACCGATCCCAGCGTTTACCCCAATCCCGTTTTACGTGGCTATGGGCACCGGCGCTCCTTTCCGTGTAAGCGCCATCCGTATTTCAGATGACGGCGCGGTCTACTGCAAACCGATTAACAAGCAATGAGCTTCGGTGTAGCCTTCCGTAATGCGCTAGGTTTGAACCTTGGCGGCATCATTTCGCTTTTTGGCGGTCGTGGTAGAGAACAATTTCAGGCTGAATACCTAGTTGTTGCTGGCGGCGGCGGCGGTTCTGCTGGCGCAACGACAAGCCGAGGTAGTGGTGGTGGTGGTGCTGGTGGCTACCGCACCGCATCGTCATTCTTTGTGTTGACTAATGCAAGATACTCGGTTGTGGTCGGTGCAGGCGGTGCGGCTGGTTCTTTAAGTGGAAGTAAGGGCAGTGATTCTGTTTTCTACAGTGTCACATCCACAGGTGGTGGTCAAGGTAACAGATCAAACACACTTGTTGGCGCAGCAGGATCACCAGGCGGCTCTGGCGGCGGCGCATCGTCTATTACATCTGCAACTTATGTATCGCCCGGTCCATTACCCGGTAACGGTAACACGCCTTCCACATCACCATCACAAGGTAACATCGGCGGGTCTACTGGCGCGGCTAGTGTGGGCGGCGGCGGTGGCGGCGGTGCGACAGGTGTTGGGCAAAATAACTCATCTGGTACGGGCGGTGCTGGCGGTACTGGAGCATCAAACAGTATCACTGGGTCTGCCGTAACCTACGCCACTGGCGGTGCTGGTGGAAATAACGCAGGCGGCGCTGCCGGTGCAGCAGGCGCGGCAAACACGGGAAATGGTGGTGGTGGCGGACAAGCTGGAGCAACTCCAGGTAACGGCGGTGCTGGTGGCTCTGGTATTGTTGTTTTGAAAATCCCGTCAACATTTCAAGCTGTGTTTTCGGCAGGCGTCGCTAGTACATTGAATACCGGCGTTGCTGGATACAACATTTATACGGTGACGGCCACATCAACAACTTCCGAAACCGTCACTTTCGAGAGAGCTTAAAATGGCACATTTTGCAAAACTCAATGAGCACAATGTTGTTGTTTTTGTTACCGTAGGACGCAACGAAGACGATGAGGTTGTGATTTCATCTCAAACTGGCGAAGTCTACAAGCGAACTTCATATAGCACAATTGGCGGAAAACATTTGCTTGGTGGTACTCCATTCCGTAAAAATTTTGCTGGCGTCGGATACACATACAATGCAGAGCGTGATGCGTTTATTCCCCCGAAGCCAGATGAGGATTGCACACTTGACGAGGAAACTTGTCTTTGGAAATTAACCAAGGGTTGATATGACAACAAATTTACTGACCCCACCAAAAGCGCAGTTTTTTGACGCAAATGGCAATCCTTTAGTGGGTGGCAAGTTGTACGCATACGCTGCGGGTACAACAACTCCTCAAGCCACATACACAGACTATGCTGGCGGCACAGCCAACACCAACCCTGTTATTTTAGATTCTCGTGGCGAAGCGTCCGTATGGCTTGGTGAGAATCCGTACAAGTTCAAATTAACCACATCGACAGATGTAGAAGTCTGGACTGTTGATAACGTAAATCAAATCCCAAATTACTTTACTGCGTCCAATATCGGAAAAGCGTTGTATCCACGAACTGCCGCTGAAATAGCAGCTAGTGTGACGCCATCTGATTACCAATACCCATCTGGCGACAACCGCCGATACGCAAACTGGGTTGATTTTGTTGCGGTGATGGGTGAAGGCGTTGAAGGTCATTTGTGGACCAACATGACCACAAATGCGATGGGTGTTGCCAGTGGTGACATGACACTTTACGTCCACGGTTGGTTGTCTGTGACAGCAACTGCGTCAATGGTCAACATTCTTCGCACTCAAGGACGTTGCTGCATTATCGCAAACGGCGAATTTTTGATGGACGGGGACAACCTTGTCACTGGCGCTTGTCTGCACTACCAGTATTTTTTCCCGTTGCTCCAAAACGTCCGATGGCTTGATTCAAAAATTGGCGGTGCTGGCGGCATCACTTCGTATGACGGCGCTGCATACGGTCCAGAAGGTGATGCCACTTGGATCAACGTGACTGCCGAAAATTGCGCCGATATTGGTTTTTCCATTCGCGGTCAGTACGAGAAAAACGTCACGGCTGCCACATCAGCCAACCCAATTCAGATCACAGTAACAGGCCACGGTTTCCCCAATGGTGCTGTACTTGATTTCAATGAGTTTGATGGTGATTGGCAGTTCTTGGATGGGCGGCGTTACCCGATTACGGTGACAGGCGTTAACACTTTCACTATTCCTGCCGATGGTTCTGGTTTTGCGGCGTACACTACTGGCGGCACTTGTGCTTACCGCACGTCATGTGTTGATCTAATCAACTGCAAAACCAAAGGCACGACAGGAAACGGTAATTTTGGGGGGAGCGGCACTGGTTTCTTGTACCACCTTGCTGGGCTGAAATCGTTGTCCATGAAAGGTGGCACATACGAGGGCTACTCAACGGCCAACTGCACAGCAGGATTTCGCTGCTCTCACGCTGAAATTGTTGGAAGCTGGCACGACTACGTTGGTCGTGGTCCGACGATTGGCTTTAACACTCACATGTTCACGATTGTTGGCGCTGCGGCATCCAACATGCCAGCCAACGCAATCAGTGCCGACATTACGGACGGTGTTGGCACGACTGCCGGTATTGGCGTAATCACTGGTAACGTGGCAGCTTATGCCAATCGCGGCATTCGCACCACGGCGAGCAACATCACGATCAGTGGCAACTATGTTCATCAATGCGCGGCAGCATCGTCCGGTCATATCACTGTTGCGGGTGAAGCTGATAACGTGCTTGTGGACGGGAATCTTGTATTCAGAGATTCTCCAAACTCCACCTATGATGCGGTGGCTTTTGTTGAAAACAGCGTTGGTTATTACGGCGTCAACGCAACAAACAGCGATTCCGTAAACTCTGTTATTGGGCCAAACGTGTCGATGCTCGGCTCATTTGGCTCCTTTCGTGAAATCGTGGCAGACACAGACCTTCAACCAACAGATCGTGTCTTGCTTGTTGACACCACGGCTGGTGATGTTGATATTGATCTGTTTGACTCTACTACCAGTGGCCGGTTTACTGGTTTTGATGTGACCATTGTTTTGGTTGCTGGCGCAAATAACGTCACGCTGTCTTTGCGTAGCGGTTCTGGTGGTGGAACAATTAACGGCTCTGGCGCATTAAGAACCGTATTGTTTGGTGAGTCTCAAGAGCGCCAAATGATTCGCTGTTTGTGTGTTGACGGCCCAACTGGTGAGTGGGTTACCACTCAACCGGGTGTAAATTACATCAGCTCTGCAACAGTGGCTTGGAATCCAGCCTCGCTTGCGAACAATGGAACTCCAGAAACACAAACTATTTCAGTTCCCGGTGCCGAAACGGAAGATTTTGTCGACCTATCATTCAGCCAAAACCTTTTGGGTTGCGTGTTGTTCGGCAAAGTCACTTCGTCAGGTGTTGTCACAGCATATTTGGTCAACGCCACAGGTTCAACTCAAGATGTTGCATCTGGTTCGCTCCGCGCGCTTGTGTGGCGTCGTCCAATTTAATTACTCGAGGAGTCGAAAATGGCTTTGAAAAAAACAGTTACCACACCTCAAGGTTTTGAGTCGGTGGATGCGTATCACCGTGTTGATGGAATCAGTTTTGTTGGGAAGAACAAAATGGTGTTTGGCGTAACAAGTCACAAGACGAGCAATTCGCCGGAGTTCGCTCGCACCTCGTTTTCCTGCGATTACAACATGAGCAGCGAAAACCCTTTCCAACAGGCTTACAGTTACCTGAAATCACTTGGTACGTTTTCTGACGCCACTGACTGCTGATTATCTTGACAAGCGCCTTCTTAGCGCATAATTTAAGAACTGTACCGGCCCAGTAGACCGGGGATTCTCTAGGAATCGACAATGTCAGAAGAGCAACAAAATGAACTAGCGGCAGTGCCCGCGCCGGAACCGGAACTAACGGCAGTACCGGAACCCGAAGTAACAGCGCCGGAAACTGAAGAGCCAAAATCGGCCAAAACCTTCACACAAGAAGAGTTGGACGCTGCGATTGGCAAGCGGCTTGCAAGAGAACAGCGTAAGTGGGAAAGAGAACAAGCTCGGCGACAGCAGGAGACTGCACCGCCCGCGCCAGCTCCTTCGTTAGAGCAATTTGAGTCGGTTGATCAGTACGCGGAAGCGTTGGCTGCTCAAAAGGCAGAAGAGTTGCTTGCTAAGCGAGAAGCTGATCGCGCGCGCATGGAAACGCTCGAGGCTTACCACGACCGTGAGGAAGAGGCTAGAGGCAAGTACGAAGACTTTGAACAAGTCGCGTACAACCCGAACCTACCGATCACGACCGTGATGGCTGAGACAATCCAAGCGTCGGATGTTGGGCCAGACTTAGCGTATTACCTTGGCACCAACCCGAAAGAAGCTGATCGTATTTCTCGTCTGTCGCCGTATATGCAAGCCAAAGAGATTGGCAAGATTGAAGCTAAGTTAAGCGACAATCCGCCGGTCAAGAAAACGACAAGCGCCCCACCGCCGATCGCGCCCATTAGTGGCCGTGGCACTGGAGCACCGGCTTACGATACGACCGACCCACGTTCTATCAAGAACATGTCGACGTCAGAATGGATCGAAGCGGAGCGCCAGCGTCAGATTCGGAAGTTGGAAGCTCAACGTAACCGCTAATTTTTTTAAGGACTATCATGGCAAACTCGATTCTTACTATCGACATGATCACCCGCAAGGCGCTCGAAATCCTCGAGAACAACCTGGTGATCACTCGTAACGTCAATCGTCAATACGACGATTCTTTCGCCGTTGAAGGCGCTAAAATCGGTTCGACTCTGCGTATTCGTTTACCAGATCGCGCTTTGGTAACTGACGGTGCCGCTCTGCAAGTGCAGGACGACAACGAACAGTTCACCACCCTGACTGTTGCTTCGCAGAAGCACATCGGTGTTAACTTCACCTCCGCCGAACTCACCATGCAGTTGGATGACTTCGCAGAGCGTGTTCTGAAGCCTCGTATTTCGCAGCTTGCTTCGTCGATCGACGCTGACGTTGCTAACGCATACAAGGGCGTGTTCAACTCGGTTGGTACCCCTGGCACCACCCCGTCGACTTCGCTCGTTCTGCTGCAAGCTCAGCAGAAGCTGAACGAAAACGCTGCTGTGATGGCACCACGCTACGCAACCGTTAACCCAGCTGCTAACGCTGGTCTGGTTGAAGGCATGAAAGGTCTGTTCAACCCGACCGACACCATCAGCCGCCAGTTCAAGAACGGCATGATGGGCATGGGCGTGTTGGGCTTCGACGAAGTCAACATGTCTCAGTCGATCAAGCAGCACACCAACGGCGATTGGGGCACTTCCATCACCGTGACTTCGACCGTCACTACCGAAGGTCAATCGACTCTGCCAATCAGCTTTACTGGCTCGTCAAAGACTTGGAACGTCGGCGACGTGTTTACCATCGCTGGCGTGTTCGCAGTTAACCCACAAACTCGTGAGTCCACCGGCTCGCTGCAGCAGTTCACCGTAACTGCCGCTGCAACTGGTAGCTCCACAGCAACCCTGTCGATCAGCCCTGCGCTGTTCTCAGCAACCCAAGCACTGGCAACCGTTACTTCGTTGCCTGCTTCGGGCGCTGTTGTGACCATGTTGGGTAATGCCACTGGTCAGTACGCTCAGAACTTGATCTACCACAAGGATGCGATCACTTTCGCTACCGCCGACCTGTTGATGCCACAAGGCGTGGACATGGCTTCTCGCCAAGTTCACAACGGTATTTCGATGCGTATTGTTCGTCAGTACGACATCAACAACGACCGTCTGCCTTGCCGTATTGACGTGCTGTACGGCTTTAGCACGATCCGTCCGCAAATGGCTTGCCGCATGTGGGGCTAAACACTGGTGGGGGCTTCGGCCCCCATTGACGACTCTATTTGAAAGGAAATTATCATGGCACTTCCTAACGGCGCAGGCGGCTATCAGATTGGTGATGGCAACCTTAACGAAACCATTTTTCAAGTTACTCCCGTTCCTGCTACTGCAACTGCAACCGCAACACTGACTGCAGATCAGATTCTGAACGGCATTCTGCTGGGTAGCCCCGGCGCATCGGCTGCTAGCTACACGCTGCCAACCGTAGCTGCTCTTGAGGCTGCACTGCCTAACTCTGACAAGCCAGGCGTTTC